CTTCACAAGTTACTATTAAAGATTCAAATGGTAAAACAATATCGTTAACGTTCAAAGAAATGTTAGATAAAGTTTCTACAGAAGATGAATTGCTTGAGAGTCCTCAACAAGAAATCCCAATGATGATGAAGCAACTGCATTTTGTTTGTTATGCTGCTGAAGAGATTGGAGACTATCTGAAAACAGAAGGTCAAGATCCTGAAGAGTGGTGGCAGAACAAGTTAGCTGAAGTATTCTCAAATGTTAAATCATTATATGCTTACGCTAAAGGCGATCAAATGGTTAACGCAAAACCAATGTCAGCAGCAAAGAAATTTGCTAAAGCTGGTATGGCTTTTGAGGAAATCGAAGCAGGTTCGTTTGAATTAACAAATAAAGAATCAGTTCAGGTTTCTGAAGAAGATGCATCAATACTAAATACAGTATTTGAACATCTGAACGAAACGAACTCAACGGAAATGTATAGTGTACTAATCGCTGATGAAGCTGGTTATAATGAAATACTATCATTCGCGAAGGAGAACGTATAATGCCTAGTGTAATTAAAGTTAAAGGTACTGAAGCTTCTATAACAACTGCTGACAATATTGGTACAGCAACTCTTGTTAGATTATATAACGCGTCCGCAGCAGGTATACTTATTACTCATAAGAAAGGTTCAGACACTATTGGTACATTTACTGCAGGTCCTGGGCAATCATTTTGCAAGAAAGATCCTACAGATACCTTAACCGCTGCTAGTGCAGTATTAATGGTTGGTGTTGCGCATTATACCTAATTGTATAAATACATTTACAAGGAAACAATTATGAATTTAATAACAGAACATATTGAAGATGTAGAAGTAATTACCGAAGCAAAAGAAGACGGTAAAAAGAGTTACTTTATAGAAGGTATCTTCATGCAAGGCGATCTAAAAAATCGCAACGGAAGAATTTATCCAAGTGCTACTTTAGAATCAGAAATGAATCGCTATAATAAGGAATTCATTGAAACTAAACGTGCTCTTGGCGAATTAGGCCATCCCGATGGTCCACAGATTAACGGCGATCGTGTTTCTCATCTTATTACTGAAATGAGACGTGATGGTAATGATTTCTATGGCAAGGCTAAAATCCTTGGTACCCCCATGGGAGAAATTGTTAAAAGCCTATTAGATGAAGGCGTCAAGATCGGAGTTTCGACTCGTGGTCTTGGTTCAGTCAAGACAGGTAAAGGCGGTGTAATGGAAGTTCAATCTGATTTCCACCTCTCTACTGTTGATATTGTTACTGATCCTTCTGCACCAAATGCGTTTGTAAATGGTATCATGGAAAACGTAGAGTATTATTACGATATAGCTTCAGGCAGTTGGCAAGCCACTCAAATGGTTGAGGAAATTGCTAAGATAGCTGAGAAAAAGTATAATCGTGTAACAAGAACTATTGATGAAGTAACGGCAGCTAGAATGTTTGAATCATTCATCCGTACTTTGAGAAACTAATTTTTTATAAATAAAACAGTTAAGTAAATATAAAAAGCAATATTTGTATTTTTACAAATTAAAAGGAGAAAAATTATGGCAGACGAAAAAGCATTCGTTTCCGACGATGGCGTTTCAGCAGTTCCAGCACCAGTTACACCTGAAGGTGGAGAAGGTAAAAAGGACAAGTTGAAGAAGACCAAAACTGATGAGCCTAAGGGCGCTGGAGAAGCAGTTAAGACACCAGCAACTGAAGAAGTAGCAGTTGAAGAAGAAGTAGAAACTATTGAAGAAGTAGTTATCGAATCTTCTATTGAGTCAATCATCGAAGGCGAAGATTTATCAGAAGAGTTCAAATCCAAGATCTCAATGGTTTTTGAAGCCGCACTAAACGAAGAAGTAAGTAAAAGAGAAGAGACAATTCGTGAAGAATTGACTAAGTCACTTGATGCAACTTTAGAAGAAGCAGTAACTGAGAAGTTAGATACTATTTCTGAAAATGTTGATAAGTATCTTGACTATGTCGTTTCTGAATGGATGACTGAGAATGAAATCGCAATTGAAGCCGGTATTAAGGTTGAGATGGCTGAATCATTATTGTCAGGTCTTAAGAACTTATTTGTGGAACATAACGTTGCAGTTTCGGAAGAAACAGTTGATGTTGTGGAATCACTAGAAGGACAAGTATCTGAGTTGGAAGGAAAAGCTAATGACCTCGTAAATGAGAACATTGACTTGCAAAAAGAAATTGCATCTTTCAAAGCAGTACAAAAGTTTGACGAAATCTCAGAAGGTTTATCTGAAAATCAGGTAGAACGTTTGAGAGTATTGTCTGAAAAACTTGACGTTGAAGATGTAGCGGTTTATTCCGACAATCTTCAAGTTATCAAGGAGTCGTTCTTCAGCGACAAGCCTCTTGTTGAGAAACATGATGTACAAGCTGAGACTGACGAAATTATTCTAGAAGAACAGGAAGTAATTAAACCAACTTCTGATTACACTTCTATTAATGCTCTTGTAGAGGCTTTCGACACAAGAAAATAAGAATAATTAATTTCTGGTTTTAAACATTAAATTAATTAATATTTTATCAAAGGAGATAGATATGAATAACTATCAAAGACTTGTGGAAAAATGGGGCCCTATCCTAGAGCACGCATCTTTTTCACCGATCACTGATTCACACAAGAAGGCTGTTACAGCCACTATTCTTGAGAACACAGAAAAAGCACTTATGGAAACTGGTGACCTTTCTGCTAACATGACAAGCTTGCTTTCTGAAGCACCTACTAACGATGCCGGTACTGGCGGATTTAGTGGTGGTTCTACTGCTGCTGGTCCAACTGCTGGTTACGATCCAATCTTAATCAGTCTTGTAAGACGTGCTGTTCCTAACATGATTGCATACGATATCTGTGGCGTACAGCCGATGACTGGACCTACTGGTCTGATCTTCGCAATGCGTTCACGTAGCGTATCTCAAGCTGGTGCCGAAGCGTTTTATGGCGAAGCTGATACTGATCTTTCTGGAGCTGGTACTCACGCTAACACATTACCTAATGCAAACACTACCTTGATTACTACAGGTACTGGTATGGGCACTGGTCTTGCTGAAGCATTGGGCGACGGTGACGGAACTAACTATGCAGAAATGGCCTTCTCAATTGAGAAAGTAACTGTTGCTGCTAAGACTCGCGCACTGAAAGCTGAATACACTACTGAGCTTGCTCAGGATCTTAAAGCTGTACACGGACTTGACGCAGAAACTGAATTGGCTAACATTCTTCAAACTGAGATCCTAACGGAAATCAATAGAGAAGTTGTTCGTACAATTTATAAGACTTCTGAAGTTGGTGCTTCTAACACTGCTGCTGCCGGCGTATTCGACTTAGATGTTGATGCTAACGGTCGTTGGTCAGTTGAGAAGTTCAAAGGCCTAATGTTCCAAATCGAACAAGAAGCCAATGCAATTGCTAAAGGAACACGTCGTGGTAAAGGTAACCTTGTTATCTGTTCTTCTGACGTTGCTTCTGCTCTACAAATGGCTGGTGTTTTGGATTATACTCCTGCACTAAACAGCAACACTCTAGAAGTTGATGACAGTGGCAATACTTTTGCTGGTGTTCTTAACGGAAGATTCCGTGTTTATGTTGATCCGTTTGCTGGTGGAAACTACTTAGTAGTTGGCTACAAAGGAACTTCTGCATTCGACGCAGGTTTGTTCTATTGCCCATACGTTCCATTACAAATGGTTCGTGCAGTTGGCGAGAACAGCTTCCAACCAAAAATTGGTTTCAAAACCCGTTATGGAATGGTTGCTAATCCGTTTGCACAAGGTGATACTCAAGGTGTTGGAGCATTGACTCAAGACACTAACAAGTACTACCGTAAAGTCCGCATCTCAAACTTGTTCTAAGCTAGAGATTGCTGATTAAGCAATACTAATAAGAATCTAATTTTAATTAGACATCTTTTGAGGGATCCGCAAGGGTCCCTTTTTTTGTCTTAAGAAAATGATAAATAGAAATACAATAAACAATACTATGAGAAATAACCTGAATGCCAACTTATAACTATGAATGTAAAAAGTGCGCAGAACAACTAGAAGTATTCCAGAGAATAACCGCAGATCCATTAACAACCTGTCCTAAATGTAATAAGGACGAACTAAAGAAAATTATAGT